GTGAACGGCAGTTCGTTATCGAAAAGTATATTTTTGATTACTGCAGCCTCTTCAATAGTAAAAGGATCGGACACCCATATCTTATTGAACAGGACGATCAGCATAGCGTCGTATTCAGCTCTGTTGCCTGTAGCATAATGCTTGCTTAACTGAAGGTGCAGATTCTCAAACGTCACATTCGGCTGAACCTGCAAACTTCTGCGTCGGCTATAGAAAGCCAGTGGCGACTCGATCGCCAACGCCTTGTTTCTTATACGGTCCGCCAGTTCGTATGAAGACGTCTGTATCCTGTTGTATATCTGTTCCTGCATCGGGTCTTTTGCCCCTTCGATGCGGTAGCGTAACATATATTTATATGTGTCCTGCAGCTCATTCAACTTATCCTGAAACGATATTTCACGGCTTCCGGATATGAGCGACTGGATAGAATCAAAGGCATTCTTTAATTCTTTACTGTCCAATGAACCGATTATGCGGTTATATGCTTTATTTATTTCTTGTAGTGT